TTATAGTTAAATCAAATCCAATGATGTCTTTTGATATTTTAGGATTTTTATGTTTTTGTTTGTCTGCTCGATAAAATGCTCGAGATACAAAATAATTTAGTTGTCCTGCTTCATCATAACTAGGAATGATTATTTTTCCAGAATATTCTCCTTGTTCGCAATATCCAATTCGATACTTTAAGATATCTAACATACTAACACCGCGCTGAGCTAAATAATGAATTGCATTGCGGTAATCTGGTGTATTTTTTTTAATCCATAACGGACTATAATTTTCTGGCAATGATAAAGTGGTTACGGTTTTTGTTTCTTTATTAATGCGATATCTCGAAGATTCGATTATTTTTGAAAGTTGTTCGAACCATTCTTTTGACAAGCCCATTTGCTTAAATAAGCTAGAAATAGTTCTACCTTTTTTATCAGATATCCAACAATGCCACGGATTTTCTCCTGCATGATTAGTATTAACGTCAATTTCTAATTTTGGTTTATAATGTGAAGTAAATGGAGAAAAGAAAGCAATGTTATTACCGGAAGTAGATTTCCCTTTACCTAGAACTGATTCTAATAATTGTAACAGTTTAAGATTCTTCACAATTATATTATAATGAAAAACTGTAAAGAATCCAATTAAATATAATTAATGTATAATATATGTTAAGCACATACATTTCATTACTAGCTTAACGATTGAATCAATAAATTCTTCAATCTATTAATAAAATAAATTTCATTAACTTTCATGAATATATTAAAAATAATTCACAAAACAAACCTTAACTAAAAAAACGTTTTGGGTCTGCAGGTACTTCGCCTGTTTTTACGCATTCAGCAAACCATTCTGCTGGAATATCTTTTTTTGCAACATGTTGAATGCCTAGCTTGCGAGCAAATGCTTCATATGTAGTTGGCGATGTTTTTGACAATTTTTGATTAGGATTTTGAAACACCATACGTATATCAATTCCAGGATTTGATTGTAAAACATGTTTCATCTTAGTTCGATCTGCAGTAGTCCACCGTCCTTTAGTTTCAACGTACATAGTACCGCCGTTGCGTTTTATAAATACAAAATCCGGAGTATATTTTGCTTTGCGTTCTGGTACTACGTAATTTAAAGTTTCCGTTTCATACCGAAGTTCATATTCAGTTTGTTTGATTTGTTCTGATACAGTAAGTTCTAAACCTGATTTATAACCATGTTTAAGTGCATTAGCTCGTTTTGAATTTCCTGTGCTGTGAAAATGATTTCGCTTCATAACTTTATATATAATCCCATTCGAATGTTTTTGTCTGTACGTCATAACTACTTGTTGATGAATTCCATTTAAAATATTTTAATACGTATGTTGCAGAATCGCCGTCTAATATAGCATCATGTATGTATTTATACATGTTGTATACTGCAGTCATATTTTCTCGTTCAAGGTCCGTACATTTAGTATAATATTTTTTAGTCCATGGATATCTTACCAATTGCACATAAATTTTTTCTAAACGTTTTGCAGCACCTTCTTCATCATCTCCAATACCTTTTGAAAACGGATTCCAACTACGATATGATTTAAAATATGCTTCTGGATTAGTTGTAATTACGTAATACATATCGTTAACGGCTTGTTGCATTGCATCGTTATGAAGTTTTTTTGTTTTAGATGATATTTGTTTTTTAACTACAAAATCAACATGTACATGATCAATGTGTGAGTTTGTACCGTTATATGCGTGCCAGCCGCGCGCAGCGTTCCAAATTTGTTTGTTGTATATTACGTTTTGAACGCGATATGTAAAAGAATTAGCAACTAAATGATCAGCTAATTGCTGCATAACAGGATCGCCAATACCTTTTGCACCGTGCCAATCAATAGCATTACCATAATTATGTTGTGATGGTGTTGATGTTCCACCTATATTTCGGGTTCCCCATATTCCAATTGCTTTCCATTTATTTGCAGAAAACTCCGGCAATGCTAGTACTCGCTTTTTACAAAATAATGTAGCTGCAGTTTGTTCCGTAAGTAGTTGTTTTAATGTTATCATTTAGTAACGTCTGCGTATTTTCCGTTTGTAAAAGTGCCAATTGTAGTTGATTTAGTATCATCATTATATACAGTACCATTTTTAGGATTACCATCTAAATTAAATGTACCTTCATAATATGATATTAATTTATTATTAGCATCATATGCAAATAATTTAGATTTATCATTCGTTATATCTATGTCACCAGCTGTTTTAAAACCATGATATACACGATATGATAGATCTGGCATCGAAGGTTCTGGTTCTCGATTTGTAAATTGATATTCTCCATCTGTAAATACTCCATTTTTAGTAAATTTACCAATTCGTATTTGATCAGGTGTTTGCCATGTTCCTTCACTAAACCACCAATCGTTAGAAGTAGCATCATACGAAAAAGTACCAATTAATGTTGTATTACGTTGTTTAAATGTGCCATTAATAGGAATTTGTTTTGTTGCATTATATTTGCCTGTAAATACGCCGCCCGAATTTCCAATTGGTTGATCTGTTACTTCAACAATGTCATCTTGAACATTTACATTATCTGGTGCCGGATCTGAGTTTGTATTTGAGCTCGTTTCTAAAGCAACTGCTTTATTCGGCGTTAAGCCTGCAAATTTATACCAAGACTCTGGCGGTAATGGTTTTAGTTCTCCTTCATTATTTTCGATATACCATTTCCTATCTAAGTAAGGGTCGTTAGCTCGACTTTCAGATCGTTTAATCCAACTTTTCATCGTAGTTATGATAGTATTTGCAAATGCTGCAGAACCTATCGCATTTGAATAGGAGCGATCCGTCTGATAGTACTCATCAGTAAGTACAAGTTGTTCATATTGTTGCCATAATTTCATTGGTATAATCCATACAACGCATCGTATACGATTTCCAGTTTTATTAATATTTCCAACAAAGTATTTATATTCTCCCCTAGTTCGTACTTGGGATTGTTCTGAATTTATCGGATCTTCTATGAAGTCTCCTGTAGTTGTAGCATATATGCTATTAGGCCCAATATCAATTTGTTTTGATTCTCTTTTATTTGGATCTTTTAATCCGACTGCATTAGTTGCAGCAAGTACTCCTTTTGATATATTTTGTTCCGATATATTACGCATAACAACTGCATATACTACTACAGCACCCGCTTGTTTACCTTCTTGTTGTTCGGCCCGCGTTGCATCCTTAATTTTTGCAACAGTTTTACCTTCAAGCAATGCTTGTTTAATGATTTGTTCTAACAAGACATCTTGTTGTTTACGGGTAAATAATATTTTTCGTATAGCCTCTTCTATTCGATTGCTCATTTGCATCCTTTTTTATAATTACCAATCAATCATTACTAATTTGTTGTTCCAAATCATAACGTTGTCAGTTTTAAAATCTAAATCTAATTCTAAATCTTCAATTCCTGTTTTTTGTATGTCTCGTTGCAAAGCTCGTAAAAAATTAACAAGTTGCATATCTACATCCCGTCCTCCGTCAGCATCTAAATAATCGAAAATAGAAACTTCTCCACCCTGATCTTGCGCATACGTTTTATAGTTTATAATAAACCGATTAATGGCCGTTTTTTGGTTACTAGATAATTCCGATGCTTTTGCCATGATATACATGTTTCGTCCATCAACATAATATACCGGAATAAATGTTGTAAATTCTGCGGTTCGACCTACAATTGTTTCTGCAACGCGATACTCTTCTGTTTCTGTTGTTATTTTAAATAATTTATCTTCTCCTGCAATTTCATAGACTCGGCCATTATCTCCTTGACCAAACAATGAAAATTGTTTTTTACGAATTTTTTCTAAGATGCGTTTTACATCATCTTCACTCATTTCTCGCATTAAAGATTTTAATCGTATCATATTATCCTTTAGGCAAAATATTTGCATCTAAATCTAGACGTATTAAAAAATTCATATCAACATCACTACGTTTGCGTATCGGTTGTGCTAATTTACCAATTGCTAATAATTGACCTGCATCATTGTATAACCCAATAGTTGTGACGTACGGAGAAAACGTACTGCTAGAAACAAATGAACGATAGGTCGAATCATCATCAGCTGTTAATGTTACATTAGTAGACATATTAAAATCACCTGCATCTAATTTTGTTACTACATTTAATTCATTAACAGTAACAGTACTTCTATATGATGCAGTAAATGGTGATTTTAATAAATCATTAATTCGATAATCGGCTGATGAAAATACAACAATGCCGTGTTTCCCAAACACATTTCCAACATATTGAGTTTGCAATGCCGTGCCACCCTCATTACGGTTAGATAACGCACTTATCTGCGACCCGGATAACGCGGTATTAAAGATTCTTATTTCATCCAGATACCCTTGTAGATTTGAGGTATTAGGGCTAAAACCGCCAATTTTTAACGTATCTAAATTATCTATACGAGATGATGCTGTAAGTGGAGAATTATATACACCTAATAAGATGCTAGACTGTGCAGACTGCAAAGTGCCGTTAATATACATTTGCATAGTACTGCCAGTTTTTTGACAAAGTACATGTGTCCAACTTGATGTAACAATAGCCGATGATGTTATAATAGATTTAAATGCATCATGACCTTGTATAGTAAATAATAATTGATTACTACCACTTAATTCAATTCGAAATGGAAATGTAGGACTTATTGATTGTGATGCTTTTGTTGCAATTAACTGATTATTAGTTGTAGAATTTGCACCGCTAATAAAAAATGAAATTGCATAATCATGATCTCGATCATATAAACCCATTAATGGAGATTCAATATATCCTGATCCTGAGAAATAAGCAGCTAATCCTAATGCACGTTGTTGTCCAGTAGATGTTGTAATTCCAGATACATATGTTACACCAGCTGATGTATATGTAATTCTAGAAGTATCAAAATATTCATTAAAACCTTCATACCATTTAACTCCTGGAACAATATCATTTGAATTAAATGAAGTATCTATAATATTACCATATCGATCACTAGAATATGATCCGGATACGGAAGATGTAAACGAAAATGATGCCGGTTTTATTCCTTCTCCGATACGTACGTACGGTATCGACAATATAGAGGCTGACTGAAATAAAGACTTTTTAGTTCTTACCAAATTTGTAGGACCATATGTCTTTGCAGGTTCATTTTTATGTTTATAATATAAATGATTTATAGAAAAATACGTAACACTTTGTAAACTACCATTAATATTTGCAGCATCATTATATGTTAATTCGCTTCCTAAAGCTGGTAGAATATTAACATCCGAATATAATGCATGTAATGGTAATGCACTAGAGGTAGAGCTTCCCGAATATATATTCCATAATTTATAAGCAGGAAATGGAATAATCGATACATCGGATATGTCAATTTTTTTAAAAACCGATGGAAATATTCCTTTATATGCGTCTTCTTGTTCTTGTATTTTTGATTGTGCCATATAGTAAAAACCCTGCTACATTTAATATAAATATAACAGGGCTTAAA